GCAACAGTTGTCTTACCGACACCAGCAGTGCCAGAAAGAAGCAAATTAGGGATTTGTTTTTGGTTGACGTATTCTTGAAAGATTGCCTTCATATCTTTAGGCAAAATACAATCTTCAACCGTGTGTGGGCGATACTTCTCGACCCAAAGCATATGTTCAGACATTCACACACTCCATGATATAAAAAGGCACTAGGAGTTTCCCCCTAGTGCTGAACTACAGCAAAACAGCCATAGGAGATGTTTACTTAGTTTCCAAGATAGCTTCAAACAAAGCTTCAAACTCTTTAGATTCAGCAACATCGCTTTGGAATGTTTGCTTGAATTGAGTCTTAGCCATACGCTTGACGATCTTCTTTGGAATCTTCAATTCTTCATTTGCAACATCAACAATGCTTTTAACAGCTTCGTTGTTTGATTGGTTGCGGTTCATGTGGACAACGATTTCGTCAACATAGCCTTTCAATGCTTTCAATTGCTTTTCATCAAAAGAGCCAAATAATGTATTCACTTTATCCATGTTGTTTCCTTACTTAGTGGAATCGATGATCATCGCAACAACATCGAAATCTGATTCTTCGACTGCCAATTGGCCTGTTGTCAAGTTGATGATGGTCTTGCCCTCAGATGGACCTTCTGCTGCAATAAAAACTGCAACAACGTATTGAGGATTAACGGCAACTTTTTTGCCAGTTTGTAGGTCGGTTACCCAAATCATATTAGCTCACTTTCTGGTTTTCAAATGTGGAGTATTTCTTTTCCATTGCGACGAAATACTCAATGTCGAACTTTGTGTTCTTAAAATGTGCAATGCCTTTGCTGCTGACTTTCAGATTGTATTCACCTGGAATCATACGCATATTATCGACGGAGAATGCAAACTGGAATTCTTTTTCAGTTGTATTGTCACCCAATTCGATAGAGTTAACGTGTGCAGAATCATCAGCAGGATCACACGAAGTCAGTAAGACATTCTTATTATCTTTTGTGGTTTCAACGATAATGTGAGAAGATTTTAGAACGCTTGCTGACTTCATGATCGATGCCAAATCTTGTTCAGAGATACGAATATCCAACTCGATGGATGGAAGCACCAAATCTTTGTCTGGTGGTAGAATGCAGTTTGAACGTTCTGTCTTGCGATAGTTGATCTTAGAACGACCAGCCTTGAAGACAATATCTTTGTCGGTCAAATGCAATTCTGTTTCTTTATTCAGGTTGTAAACAACCAAGAACTGGTTCAAATCAACAACACAGAAATCATCTTCAAAGGTATCGGGCAATGTGGCAGTAGCCATCAAACCTTTACCTGGAGAGATTGTTTTCAACTTGGTTCCACGCTTGAATTCAATATTGCTGTTAATAGTTGCAAAGTTTTGCAACACGGTGATTGTTTCACTAGAAAGTTTCATTATGTAATCCTCAAATCAATGTCACATTATACCAGAACCGAAGGATGTTGTCAATCGTCTAATCAACGCATTCTTCAAATCTTCTATTGTACCAACATTCTGCACAACGTAATCAATGTCACCACCAATCCAACGCCATTCCGATTCATGTACACCAGAGTGATACATCATATGGTTCAGCTTATCTGTATGACCATTGTTTGCCAGTTTTGCAGTTTCATACCAGTTTGGTAATTCACCACGTTGAATCTCAATGTTGATACCGCCAATCTTGTGTACAAAGTCGATTTCATTTGGAAAACGAACATCGGTAATAACAAAATCTTGATTTGGATTATCTTGCATGAACTTCTTCAATCGGATCACCCAAAAGTCTTCATGAAACACATTGCGTCCAACTTCTGTTCCCATCAATTGCAATGCATATCTAGGTGTAAAGTCTTTGCCGAATTCATTCGACCAAAATTTATCAGGTTGCTCTCGCCATTCACGAGAAGCTTGAGTGTCACCTTCTAAGAGGTGACGAGGCCAGCCAAACATTTCAGCCGCCACGTCTTTAACACCCTTTGCGAAACTGACTGGTGTGAATCCCATATCCTTGAGAATGTCACCAGCAGTTCCTTTACCTGAACCAATAAATCCAAGTAAACCTACGATCATTATTCGACCTCTGCTGAAATTTGTTCTGCAATTGGATCATTCTTGACCTGGTACGTTCCTTGCTTTTTTGAGTCCCAAATCAAACGACCTTTAGCGTTTGTTTGATTCTTGTACTTAGCAACCAATCGACGCTCTTTGTAAGCTTCAAAGGTTTCATTCTCCAAACGTTGTGGTTGAAACAACTGTTCAGTTGTAATGTCCATCGTTTGTTCTTCTTGAACTGGATCAATCAATTCACTTTCAACACTGGTTTGAGCTTCATTCATTACATTTCTCCCACGAATTGTGCAATTGTTGGCATGTCACCCTTGAAGTGATATGTACCAATGTGTTCAGTACGCATCCAAGGACACAGATGGATTTGACCACCGATCTTGCGGAACATTTGGCAGAACATATAGTCCTCAGACAAGTAACGATCAGAGCCACCACCAGTGATAGATTCTTTGGTATCGATAACGGTATCAAAGAAAGCGTGGATGTAACGTGAACCGTCAAAGTTAGCTTGACCAACGTGGTCTGGCTTGTAACGAATCATTGGGTATGCTGCTTCCATGCGGGTGAACACCTCACGGTTGATCATCATGAAACCAGTACCGATTTCCAAAACTTCAAGTGGCTCGGAAACGTTGAACTTTTCAGTGCCCTTAACTGGGTTGAAAACGAAGTCACCAGTCAATTGACCAAGTGCTTCAACAGGCAAATCAGGGTTGTTCTTCAATGCTTTTTGCACCGATTTCCATTTGATAGCCTTCTTAGGATATGGACCACCGATAACATCTTTATCGAGTGCCAACATTGCAATAACATCCTGTGGTTGGAAGTTAATGTCAGAGTCGATGAACAACATGTGTGTGCAATCAGAACGATGCAAGAATTCATCAACCAGGTAGTTACGAGCACGGGTGATCAAAGACTCGTTGAACAGGAACGAGAATTTGATACTGATACCGTACTGCATACACAATCCCTGCAAGTCAAGACAAGCTTTCATGTACAGGCCATGATTCACACCACCGTACATAGGTGTTGCAACGAACAAGCTTTTCTTTTGCAGTTCTTCTCTTTTGATAGAAATTTCCATTGTGTATGCGTCCTAATTAAGCTGCCAATTGGTAAACTTGTGTAGTACCAGCTTTGGTAGACTTAACAGTTGTTTTGATCTTATGACCATCTTGGCGCAATTCGCTGATACGTGCAGACACGTTTGCAACCTTAAACAAGTTGCGGCCTTGGGCAACTGTAAAGGTGTTTTGACCAGTTTTCTTTTGCAAGAAATTCAACATCTTTTGTTTTGTAGAAAGCTTCTTAGCCATTTCATA